CTTGCCGGGGTGCATGTTTTTCTCATGCTTACCAACAGCAGCCTTAATCATTTTCTTGTCTTGGGCCAGATCGGCCTTGTCCATTTTTGCCATGTCGGCTCCTTACGTCGTTGTTACGGTAACTGTACCAATTTCCACGCTCAAAGCCAAGTTATTTGGCGTCAATGCGTCATCAAAAAAGCTGGAGCCACCAACAGGGTTCCATCCCCATTGTAAGTTCCGACTGCCTTCACCTTGATAGCCCTGCTCGTCAATGCTTGGGCCACTGCCGTTGAGGATTTGCAAGCCTGTCGTACCAGACGCCACGTAGCTGCGGTCAGGGCGTGGATTACGCACGCCTTGAGGATCGTCAACAGGGTACATGCCCAACTGCAACTGCGGGTGGTCAGGGTCCCAGCAAGGTCCGCACACCAGCAGCTCGTAGTTCTTGGTCTTGACGACCTCACGTTTGAGTTCTGTGAGTTTAAAGCGGAAGCCACAGCGATCGCACTCGGCGATGCTGTTTTTGCCGGAGGAAAACCGATTGCCCATTAGTTGATGAACATCTGACGCGGCACAAAGCGCACCGCTGCTTTTTCTTGGTCTTCGCCTGCGGCAATTTCCCAAGCCTCGTCGTACTGTTGCTTCAAAACCTGCAAGCGATCTAGTCCACCGGGGACTTTGAGCGCCAAGTAATACGACAGACCTGCGGTCATGCAAGGCACAAAACGGAAGGGCACGTCCATGACGTTCACGCCCCCACCGGCATCCTGCACACGGCGCATGCGCCAGTACACGAACTGGTAGCTCTGAGCACCGTCAGGCGTAGGCCACACGGTCACTGCTGGGAGCTTGGCCCAATAGATTGTTGCGCCAGCGGTGTGTGCGGCTGCGGTGGTGTTGTTCTGTGCGCGGAAGCAGTTGTACAGAGTGTTGCCCGTGATGTAGCCGTACTGGATGTACTCGTTGTCAATCTTGATGAAACCGGTTGACGGTAGTCCAGAGGCGTCGGTAACAGTAAGCTCGGTATCTGTCGACGTGATTGTTGATGCAAGTGTGCCCCCGTTAGCTGATTGTTGACCGTCCAAACGCTGCACCCACACCTGAATTGGACGGGCTTGTTGCAGTTTGTTTGGGAGCGTAGCGTAGGTTGAGACGCTGATACGCGTAATTGTCAAGTCAGCTTGGTTGGCTGTCTGATTGGCCTGCGTGCGAATCACGTGTTCGAGCAGGTCAACGGTGTCGTTGGGCAGCGCATAGGTGTTCTGGCCTTGAACCAAGTCAATGGTCCCTTGCTCGAACGTCCACATGTTCACACCACGGTTCGCCCAGTCGGCGAACAAAAGGTTCAAAGACCGACGTGCGGTCTTCAAGTCATAGCCAGTGCGCAGCTCTGAACCGACGCGCTCAAACGCCTCCTCAACCAGTTCGGTGAGGTCTAGGTTAAAACCAGCGGTTCCAGATGTGTTTGCCATGATTTTTACTGTGGTGTGAAACGGTTGCCAAGCAACTGCGCAAACTGAGAGTTGCCGCCCATAGCCATTTGGCCCATGCCGCCGTAGCCTTGTTGTGGGCCGTAAGGGTTTTGGAACTGCTGCGCAGCCTGCAACGCCATCTGTGCTTGCATGCCTTGTGGCTGAGCTTGCTGCTGTTGCTGGAACCCCTGCATCTTGGTTTGCAAGTCCTGCAACTGCTTGTACTGAGGGGCCTGCTGCATGTAGTCGCCCATCTGCTTAGACAAGTCCTGCATCTGAGACTGGTAGCCTTGGAACTCGGGGTTGTCCATGTACGAAGGGCGTTGTGAATGACGCTCGAAGCCCCCGCCAAACGGGTTTTGGAACTGCCCGCCGTAGCCGCCCATCTGAGGGCCGTAGCCTTGAGGGCCATAGCCTTGTTGCTGACCATAGCCGCCACCAAAGCCACCACCGAAGGGGTTCTGGAACTGCTGGCCGTAGCCTTGTTGTGGACCGAAGCCACCACCAAAACCGCCGCCGTAGCCACCATAGCCTTGTTGCTGGCCGTAGCCACCACCGAAGCCACCTTGCTGGCCGTAGCCGCCGTAACCACCCTGCTGGCCGTAGCCACCACCGAACCCGCCTTGTTGGCCGTAGCCGCCCACGGTTGGTGAGAATTGAGGGGGTTGTTGTGGATTCTGTTGGCCGTAGCTGCCCGAGCCAAAACTACCGCCGAATGTGTTCTGCGCGGATTGCTGAGGGCGGCTGCCGTTCATGCCTTGTCCAAAAGGGTTGTAGTCCATATCAGCACTTCCATGCCCGAAGGCTCTTGTTGATGCGGCTGTCAGGGTCCTTAGCTGTCTTCTCAGAAGTCAGCTTGGCCTTCATGCCTTTCATGCGTGCGCAAAACGAATCGCGACGACTGCCGCCCTCTGGCTGCGGAGCCTTCAGACCGGGTTTGCCGGGATTCGCTTTGTTGTACGCGGCACGCCCCTTGGCGTTCAAGCCGCCGTTGGGGTTCTTGCCTTCTTTGCGCTGCCATGCAGGCGACTTTACTTTGCCACCTTTGGCGAACATCTCGACCTCGTTCGGATCATCCTTGCGAGTGATCGTCTTGCCTTTTGGCATTTTAGAGGGGGAGATGGCCCCCATACCACGGCTGCCCATCATGGCAATTACTTCTTCTTAGCCATGCCGCCGCCGCACATGCCCAAAGGCTTGCTCGACTTCATGACGATTTGCTTGCCCTTGGTTTTACCCTTGGTAGCCACGCCGTCTTTGCTAGGAGCAGCAGTTTTTACTTTACCCATTTTGGCAGTTGTGATGCCGTTGTTTTTTGTAGCCATGATGTCACCACCTTTAGAAAATTTTTGGCCTTTACTGGCCGAACTGAACTCTTTGGCAACCTTTGAAGGGATGCCGACCTTTTTGGCGAAAGCAGGGTTGTGTGCCGCTGCGTCCATCAAATGCTTTTGCTTTTCACTGACCGCTGGCATGTTTGTTCTCCATAAGCCTGTCCAGTTTCTCATCCAAGCGATCAAGCCTGTCCAAGACGCGGTTAATGTCAGCGTGGACTTCGGTTTTGGTGACGTACTCTTTCGCGACTTCTTCGCGGGTGCGGTTGAGGAGGATAGTGACGCGTTTGATTTCATCTGACTTGTCCTTCAAAACCCAGCCCAGCATACCTAGTCCCGCTGAGAGTACGATGTTCCAAACCGTGTTGTCCATTATGCGTGACCTGCGTCGTAGCTGTTGGCGATCAAGAAGCCTTCGGCTGCAACGGCAACAACGTACGTATTCGCACTTGCCTTAAAGCGCAACACAATGTCGGTCTTCTCCAAGAACGGACGCGGCATCACGCGTTGCGCGTGGTAGTTGTCAATAAACGGTGCTTGCTGCGTGTACTGCACCACACCAGTAGACGAGTATGTCGTGTTACTGTAGGTGATGAAGTCGGCAGAGCTACCGTTGGCTGACGCGTATGCATCAATACGGCTCAAATAGAACGTGTTGTTCGCTGGAACCGTATAGATAGACATTTGACTGCGACCAAAACCAGCGGCGATCTGCGCATAGGTTGTGGTGTTTGTCGGGTCTTTGAGCGTGATTACGCCTGTCGGGGCAGCGCCGCCAGTTACGGATGCAACAGACATGCTGTTGATTCGGAGGAACGACTTGGTTGTTGCAACAGCTGTTGTGCCGTTCAACGTCAAAGTCTCAGTAATGGCTGTGTAGCTGGCATCCAAACCTTGAATCAGGATGGTTGTGCCGGTCTTATCGCCACCAGTGTTGACTGTACTCACCAAATTCATGCTGGTTGCAGCGGCTGGGAATGTGTACGCGGTTGCGTTTTCCCAAGCTGGAATTGTTGCCGTGGTGATGGCAGCGCCGTAGCCGTAGATGTTGACCGTGCTGTGCTGGCCGATTTGGCCGCGAGCAACTTGCAATTCAAACGGTTCGTACGTGCCTTTTTGTGTCACCGAAGACACTTTGCCGTAATTGGCCATATTAATCTCCTTGTTTAAAACAGGGGGCCGGAGCCCCCGAGATCAATTAAGCGTCAGCGAAAGGTGTGGCAACAGTGCCGGAACCCAACACAACGCCTTGCACCAAGTACTTGTTAGCTGCCAAGACAGTCACAGTCACTTGAGTACCAGCGATACCGCCAGTAGTAGTGCCGTTGAAGTTGATGACGTCATTGCTAGAAGCAGGAGCGTAGCCAGTAGCAGCGCCAGCAGTGTCGGTGTCGACCATCAGCAAAGAACCAACAAACTTGTCGGTGCCGTTTGTCACGATAGACACAGCAGTTGCGGTAGTCTCGATGAAGAACGTGAAGCTCGCGCCGACGTTGTTCAAAGTTGCAGGAGGAGTGCCGGGGCCGTTGTTTGGCGAGTTGGCAGTCGTGTTGATTGCTGGGAGAGTGATAACCAGAGTGGCATCGTTGGTGCGAATAACGCGACCAGCGTAAGAAGCCACATCCAAAGTCACAGTGTTTGTGCCGTTGGCGAGGTTGATAACGGTATCGGGGCCTTGGGTGTAGAAACCGCCCAAAGAGCGTACTGGGCCTTGGAAAGAAGTGCGTGCCATGTCAATGTCCTTACATGCAAGTTGAGGGCGTAGTCTGCATGTCGTCTGCTCGGTCAGTCATACGCCCCGGAAAATCCGAGATGGTGTGAATATACACCTGATTTAGAAAAAAGAAAAGGAGCCGAAGCTCCTTTTCTCGTGCCGTGCAATTAAGCGCCAGCAGAACCCCACATACCGAGGGGATCAGACCAACCGAAGCTGTAACGCTCGCGAGCCTTGTAACGCACGTTGCCGGTGTCAAAGTCACCGTCCATGCTGTTAGTCAAAGCTGAACGCTCGAAATGCTTCAAGCCGTTTGGCACGTCAGTCGTCAAGAACCAAGCATTGCTGTCGGTCAAGAAGTGGTTGACGGTGTAGCCACCGGGGATAGCGCCCATTTGCTTGATAGCGTTGATGTCGTTATCAGCAGTAGAAACGCGCAACTCGGTGTCGAGCAAACGCTTAGCCGTGAACATCAAAGCTGGTGGGATCACCATCTTGACTGGCTTAGCAGCGATCAACAAACCGCGTTCGTCGGTCCACGCAGCGATCTGAATCACAGCGTTTTCCAATGAAGTTTCGTTCAAGTCAACAGCAGTAGTTGGGCTGTTGTAGTTCACTGCACCGTTAACCAGTGGGTGACCAACACGTGAGCCGCCAGAGCTGACGCCGAACAAAGACACGCCGTCGCCGCCAAGATAGCTGCCGCTGAAACCGTTGTTGATAACGGATGCAGCTTTCACTTGCTTGGTATAAGCCATAGCGCGAGCCAAAGACTTGGTGTAGCGAGCAGACAGGCTGTCGTACAAGTTGTCTTCAACAGCTTCTTCAGTGATCGAGAAGCCCAAGGCGATGGTTTCGTGGTTGTAGCGTGCTGTGAACGCTTCTTGCGCATTGTCATAAGCAATGGCAGAACCTTCGTTCTTAACAGGAGCTGCACCGAAGCCGGCCAACTTGGTTTCTTCTTCGAAGCTACGCTCAGATTTCTCTGTTTCGTAGATTTCTTTGTGCTCTTCGCCGTAGCGTGCATACTCCATGCCGAACAAAGCGTTCAGGCCGGGCAGCAATTCTTTGAGCAGTTGTGCGCGTGAAATAGCCATTTAATTTACTCCTTATGCCACGCCAGTAGCGTTGCTGTACGAATGTGAACCGGGGTTGAACTTAACCAACACATCGGTGTACGCGTCGCCAACTTGTGAGAAGCCGGGGATGTTTGCAAAACCGACCACGCGGAAAGCGTAACCAGAAGTTGAAGCCAAAGTGGCGCTCAAAGCAGTGGTGGAGTTACCAGTGGTTGTGGAACCAGTGGATGTGCTCTGCACAGCAGCCAAGATAGCGTTCATGCCGAGACCTGTCTGAGCGACAGAACCATCAGCTTGAGCTTGGAACACAGCGCGGTCGTCATCAATCACGTACGCTTGCACGACACCAGTGGTGTTGGCAGGGTAGTACTGTGAGTACATGGTTTGACCTTGGGCGTTCACGAACGAGCAACCGACGAAAACGCCGATAGTGCCAGCAGGGAACGGAGTGCTGTTGTCGCCGTTTGTGACGACGATGTTGATGTAACCAGACGTGTTGATTGCAACGATCGAACCATTGAAAATGTTCGTGTTGTAACCAGCTGGGTCGATCAAGAAGGTACGGGTGCTACCTGCATAAGGTAGGCCGCCCAACTCGTTAATGGCGCGGAGGCCATAGGGAGAAGCGGTAGATGCCATTTAAGGACTCCTTGTTTACTTAGAACCTGAACCAAAACCACCGCCGCGACTGGTCGTTGACTTGCGGTCGCTGAACAGAGGCATACGAGGGTCGTTGTTTCGCATGAAGTGGTTGTCCACTGAATCCATCTGGTTCTGCGCTTGCTTGTTGTAATAATCGTCACGGGCTTGCGCTTGTTCGATGGTCATCTTGCAGAGCATGAGGCCACCAATTTCCACGTTCCCAGTCTTCTCATTACCAAACAGTTGCAGTTCTGGATGGTCTTCTGCCTTCACCGGTTCCCAGCCTTCGCGCATCTTACGAGACACGTTGGTTGGGTCAGCCTGTCCTAGAACGTGCGTCGCAATCCAGCGATACAAGAACCCGGGTTCAGGAGTTGGGTCTGGCAGAGATGTCGGCGGTACATAGACTGCGCGAGCATTAGTTTCGCGTGACACGAGATCACGAGGTGTGCGGGTGGTCGCCATTAGTTATTCTCCAATTTTGCTACTTGAGCAGCGTATTGCTGCGGGGTCAATCCAAATTTCTTAGCCAGCGCGAGCTGGGTTGTCGTCAGTTGGACTTTTCTAGCCCCCGACGATCTTGTGGCAGGGGCTACGACGGAAGCAGGTTTTTTTGAAGAATCACCGTTAGATGACCTGTCTGATCCACCGAAAACTTCGGGGAACTTCGACTTCACGCGAGCGTTAATTTGCTCGAAGTACTCATCGGACCTTGGGTCAGTCCCTGAGTTCACTAGCTTTTGGTGCAGCCCTAGTGCGTAGCTGGTAACTTCTTCGAACCCCGATGAACCGAACCACTGGTTTTGAGCTTGCCAGCGCAAGGTTTTTTCGTCCGGTTGTACACGTTGGGGTTCGTGGTGGGTAGTTTGTACCTGATATTCGTCCTCCTGTAAAGGGGTGTGACGAAAATTTTTCGCTGCCTCCATTTTCATTTTGGCATCAAGCAGAGCTTCCTGAGCTGCAAGGATGGCATCGGAGTCAAAAGATTCCTGTGCTGCCTTGTACTCACGGCGGGCTTTGTCCATTTCGGACTCGGCCAAAGTCTGTGCTTGCGCGACGTACTGCTGCGTACCCGTGTTGACGTACTTCTTCAGCTGCTTGTTCTCATTCACAAGCTGCTGTGCGAGACGCTCAAGCTCTTGTTTCTCGCGCATGATGGACTCTTTGACACGGCGCTCGTCGTGGCGTGCGTGTGTCAAGTCCTTGATGCGCTTCTGCACATTTGAGGAGTACGACTCAATTTCGTCGTCGGTCGGATCGGAAACTTCTTTCTCAAGAGGCTTTCGGCCACGGTCCCTTTCGGGTGTGTCGTCTACGACTTCGACTTCAATGTCGGCACCGTTTTCAACGGATACTTCAATGTTCTCGACTTCGTCGGGGAACTTGAACTCGTCTTTTGGGTTCATCTTTACTCCTTATGCGCGGGTCAAGCCGCGAGGGTCTTGCACAACAGCATCCACCTGATCGTCGTTAATCAGACGGAACTCTTTTCCGAAAATTTTGAAACGCGTACCGGAATACGTACGCACGAGCACAAAGTCACCTTCTTTGCACCAAGCACCGTTAGGGAACTTGGCAGTGTCTTTGTACGCGTCTGGGCCAACGCGAAGCACGAACAACACGGTTGTGGCGTGGTTGTCTTGCTGCATGGAAGCATGGTCTCTCACGAGATCGAGCGATGTGCCAGCGATCTTTTCATCGACTTCTGGTACTACGCACAGCAACTTCCAACCTGTTGGGGTTGGCAGCGCACCTGCTTTGGTTTCGTTGTCCGCACCTTCGTCGGGCTTGTCGGCCTGTTGAATGTGTTTGGGTAGGACAATGTTTGGGGGCAGGATTAATCCTGACTCAGTTTCAGTCGTCATTTGCTTTCTCCACTTTCTCTGCAAGGTCAAGTAAGTAACGCTCTGCGAGGGCGAGACCCTGAATCATCCCGCAGAGTTTTTGATACTGGGCAAAATCCTGACAAACCCCGGCAGCGAGGTCGTCAGCATAGTTGTTCATATCGGTACGTATTTTTTCGCGCAATACGCGTGCGAAGTCTTGGATCATTTCTTAGGTGTCCCTGTTGTTTTGTTGATTTCGTGGCGGCTCTTAGCAATGTCGATGCCCATTTGCAGACCGTCGCGTTGCTGTTGAGCGGATAGCTTGGTCTGGCTGTCCTTGATCTGGGCACCCACCTTCATACCGGCCAACTGGTTGCCTGTGGCAACTTTCTCTTTGTCCAGCATCAAGCGAGCTTGATCCAGCTGAGCCATCGCGCCCGCCTGCGTCATCTTGAACTGCAACTCTTGCTGAGCCAGAGCGTTCTTGGCCTGCACGTCCTGCTGCTTGATCTGCAACTCTTGTTGTTTGAGCTGGAGTTCTTGCTGCTGCATCTGGATGAGCGGGTCTTGGGCTTGCTGCTGAGCGTGTTGCTGAGCGGCTTGCTGCTGGTTCTTCTGCAAGTTCTGCTGAGCTGCTTGAGCCAGCATGCCCGACAGAGCCTTCTCGATTTCTGGTGGCAAGTCCTCGTCTTCTGGAGGCAGCATCATGCCGAGCTGTTGCTCCACTTGTTGACGGTACTGGAAGCCAGCATGCTCAGAGATGTGCGCATCCAAAGCAGCCATGATCTTGGGAGCGTTGGGGCTCTGGCCGATGAGTTGCTGGATGATGGGGTCCTGACGCAATGACATGTGCACGCCGATGTGGGCGGCATGGTCTTGGTACACAAACGCCTTGATTGGCTCGCCGCGCAACAGGGCTTGGTTCTCTGTGACTGGGTCTTTCGGCTTGGCATCCTCGTCCAACGGGATCAGCTTGTCCGCATGCTTGATGCCCAAGACCTCCAACATCTGACGGTGCAGCACCGGCAAGTCGTAAATGTCAGGAGCCATCTGGGCCATCTGGATCACGGCTTGGTACTGAACAACGCGCTGAGACATGGTCGCAGCATTTGGGTCGCTCACTGGGATGATGTCGCAGCAGGCGTAGTCGGACTCTTTGGCTGTGCGCTTGCCTTCTTCTGGCTCGAAGCTGTAGTCTGGCGATGTGTAGTCGCGGATGATGCCGGCCAACAGACGCAGTTCTTGTTTGAACGCGTAGTGCAAGCGAGCCTGCACCGCTGTCATGATCTTCAGTTGACGCTCAAGGATCGCCAGTGTTGTGCCCACCGGTGCTTGGGCGGACATGTCCGACACCTTCATGTCTGCGGATGCAGCGAAGCGACGGCCTTCCTCCACGATCTTGTCGAGCAACTGCGCCAGAACTGCGCTTGGCTCTTTGTAAGGCAGGGGCAAGATGCTGTCACGCATCGAGCCAGAGCCGACGTCTACATCACGCCACTCGCCGGGGGCGATCGGAGTGTCATCACCTTTGATGCGAAGTCCCCGTGACTTGAGACCGCCGGGCAAGTTAGACAGCGTTCCAGCGTCCACCAACTGACGCATGATCGACGTCGCTGACTTGGCGAAGCCTCCGATGAGATGGAACAGACCGAAGCCATAGGCACCAAAACCCGGTATGTATTGGTAGTGGACGAAGTGTTGTCGCTTGAGGCGGAGGTCATCGTCTTCTCTCCAGTTGCGGCGGATAGCCAAGATGTCGTTGGTGCCCTTAATCATAGTCACCACGTACGGCAGAGCAATGCCGGTCTCTTCGCCGTCTTCCTCGTCACCCTTGGCCTTGTCCTCAAACCCTTCGAGGTCCAAGTCCACGTGAATCTCAAGGATCGTGTAGCGGTCGTCGTCGATGTCGCTGAAGCCAGTCTCTTTGTCCTTGGCTTTCTGAATGTCGGTCTGCTCCTTGGTTGGCTCACCCAACTCAAAGTTCAAATAGAAGCCAGCTTGCTGGAGCTTCTTGATCTCGTTCTCCGTCTTGCGCATCACGTGCGTCAAGCGGTAGCAGCTGTCCATGTCTGTCGTGCCGTACGGCAAGATGATGTCCTCGGCTGGCACGAACATCGACACCTGACGGCCAAGGCTCGGGTCGTAGTACACCTTCTTGAAAGCTGAGCCGGTGGCCGGCAACGACCACAACATGCGCTCTTGCTCTGGACGGAACTCGCGCATGACCTCAGTCAACTCGTAGTTCAAGTCATCCTCGACGCGCTGCGCGGCATCTTTCTTCTCAGGGGTCTCTTTGCCAACGATCTTGGTGCGCACCGGCCCTTGGGCTGGGAACATCTCGGTGATGGTCTCTGACTGGAACCTGACCACAGCTTCTGTAATCATGGGGTGGAACACGCCTGACGCGCCGTTCCAAGGTTCTGTGCGCTCCTCGTACTGGAGGCCCAACAGCTTCAGACCCTCGGTGTAGGCTTTCTCCCACTCTTTGCGACTGGCTTTGTCTTGGTCGATAGAAGCCACGAGGTCTCCGGCCAACGCTTGCATCGCACCTTCGTCCATGTACTCGGCGAGGTTGTCATCAAAACCTTCTTCGCCATCATCTTCGCCGGGGATCAGCGAAATCTCCAAGCCGTCAACGCCAATGGTTACTTCTTCGGGATCGACAATCTCAATTTCGATCGGTTCTTCCTCTTGGGCGAGGGCGTCAAGACCCATCGGGGCTTGGTACAGGGATTTGTCGATGGCCATGTTGGTCCTTAATAGTATGCGTGTGATTTGCGTTTAAAGAAGACGGGATCGTCTTTCTCGTCGCTGTCCAATGGAATGAAGCCGCCTTGGCGGAAGCGCAGCAGAGCCTGAGATGTCGTGTCCACGTAGTCGTCATGCTCGCCGTTTGGGAACGATGCGACTTCCTCAATCACCTCCCGCGCCCAGCGCGTGTCGGGTGCCCAGACTTTACCTGAACTGAACAAGTCGGCCACAGCGTTCATACGCACGATCTTATCGTTTCCGCGGCTCGGTGTAAATTCTTGGACGAAGATGCCCATGTTGCGCAGCTCTTGGATGAGCGGTGCGCCGGCGGCCTTCTTTTCAATGACGAACGCGTCTGGTTCCCACTCTTTGTAGTGTTTCAGGGCCACGGCCTTTAGTTCTGGGAACTCCATCCGGTCTTTGAACGCGTCGAGCAGGATCAACTGGGGCACATTGCCTTCTTCCTCGTTGTACCAGACCCCCCACGTGGTGCACGCGGAATAGTCGGACCGAGTCTTGGCTTCAAAGGCCGTATCCCAGCTCTGAATGATGTAGTCACACCGTGGAGGCTCGTCTGCCGTCCAGATGCGCCATGATTTGCGTGACACGATCGCCGCATTGTTGGATGTGGGCTGCTGCATGTACTGGGCGTTCCAGTACTGAGGGTCCATCGACGCTTTTGCCTGCTTCAGTGCGTGCAGGGGCCACTGCTCCGGCCACAAAGACTTCTCGTCCTCGGTGTCCTCGTGCAGAATCGCTGGCAACTCCACGATTTCCCAAGGAACCGCTTCAGGATTCTTGGTTTGATAGTCAATCAGACGGCCAGTCAGGTCCAGCAGGGACCAACGGGTCATGATGACGATGATCGCACCGCCCGGCATCAAACGTTGGAGCGGTCCAGTCTGGAACCATGACCACGCCGTGTCGAAAGCCAGACGCGAGTTTGTCTTTACGTCCTGTTCTGAATGAGGATCGTCAATAACGAACAAATCAGCACCACGCCCAGCAAGAGCACCGCCGACACCAGCAGCATAGTACTGACCACCAGCGCTTGTGCTCCATTTACCAGCTGCTTTCTGATCCGCAGCCACGATTGTTTGAGGGAAAACTTCACCGTACTCCTCCGAATCAATCAAGTTCCGCACTCGGCGGCCAAAGTCTTCGGACAAACCAGCGGTGTGGGTGCCCATGATGATCTTCTTCTCGGGGAATTTGCCCAAAAAGTAGGCAGGGAACAGGTAGGAGCTGAACTCCGACTTGCCCATACGTGGCGCGATGTTGATGATGACCCGCTTTTTCTTGCCGGCGATCACGTCTTCAAAAATTCTGGCCAGCTTTCTGTGGTGCGGCCCCACTTTGAACCCCGGGTACACCGCGTTGGCGAACCCGAGCATGCCTGAACTGGCAGCTTTGAGACTGGCACGCCTCTCCCTGACGTCGAGCATGTCCATGAGCTCGATCTTCTCCGCCACCGTCATGGTGGGGAGTGCCTTTTGGAGAGCTGCGAGCTCAGGCTTCGTCAGACTTGTCAGTGCTTCGAGGTTCATCGGTACTTGTTTCTGACACGTCGCTTACATCCACCACGTCAATGACGCCCATGAAGCGGTTGAGCTTCTCTTTGATCTTGGCGTCGATCTCGGCATCGCTGAGTTCGACTTTCTTTACCTCGATCTTGTCCGTAAATAAGCCAACCTCGGTTACCTTTCCTAGAAGGCCCAGTGCTTTCAAACGGATGTTGGCGTTGGAGGACTTGGTCTCCTCGATGAGCTGTGCCACGGCGTAGCCGCGAATCTCTTTGGCCTGCTGCACGAACTCCCAGTCGTACGCAGCAAGCATACCCGTCAGATGGCGCACGGCCTCTGGGGTCTTAACTTGGATAAGGTTGGCGACTTGCTCGCCGGTCTCGGCATTTGTCGTCAAAGCGCCAAACGCGGTCCGAGCTGCTTCAGTCTGCTGCTCTTTATCCTGTACATCGTCTGGGCGCACGCCCAGTTCTTCTAGCCACTCGACGGTCTTGTGTTGCGCAGACAGGACTTCACCCGGCTCTGCGTCATCGAGCTCTACAAATTCCGGGTCGGTGTCTCCCGGTTCTAGCTGCACCAAATATTCAAACAACGTTTTCTCCTGTTAGCGCCGGATCAAGCGGGGTGTTGTGTGACTCTGGGTGCAAGTGTACACTTACTTCCGCTCTGGTGCAAGCCATTGCTTCTCCTACTGGGGCTTCGGCCTCTTTCAATCCCGCTTCGGCGGGATTTTTTTATTTCGTGTGCTGGCTCAAGAACTCAACCAAGTGCGGGAAATACTTCAACTCGTCTTGGTCGTGCAGGTTCGCAACCTCAATGCAGCGCATGGCAAACAGGTCCGCCTCCGCCAATGGTGAGCCGTCCTTCAAATCATCCGGCCTCTTGAGCGCGTGGAACATCCTAGCGAACCGGTCCACCTCCGCGCCGAACGTGTCGGCCACCAGCGTGCTGTCTAAGGGGACTGTTGTGTTCTTGTACGACGAGGTGCCGTAGACCGAGTGCAGACCGCCGCCCAAGCACAGCTCCTCGGGCAGCCCCATACCGACCATGAGCTGATACGTGCGCATGAGGTGCCCGATCAACGGACCGTCTTTGTGGGGCTTGGTGTGAGCGCCGATCTGGCGCAGGAAGTTGTGCAGCCGTTCTTCTGCCGGCAAGACCTCTTTGGGGTCGATCATGAACTTGAACATCAAAGTCATCCGCGCCTTGTCGCAAGTCCGGCTCACAGACCGGGCGCAGTGCGGCGTGTTCCCTGAAAAGAACGCAACCCGGCCAAACCGCGGCAACACGCTGCGCGTCACGTCGGTCACATCGTAGTCGTAGAAACAGGTCTCCCCGCCCCAGTACGGTGACCAGTCCTTGTTCATGTAGATCACGCAGGTCATCTGGTTGTCGTTTGGGGTGTCCGTGTGGATCGTGCCCTCAGTCCCGAAGGTGTGCTGATTGGCGTAGCACCGAACCAACGTGGCGCTGGAGAAGACGTCCTTGAGTTTGTCCCACAAGGCGGCGAACGCCGGCGGCAACCTGTCGGCCACGCTCTGATCGTTGAACCGCTCCCCGTTGGCGATGTCCGTATTCCAGTGCCCGTAGCAAAGCTCGACGTCCAAGTTCGACTTCCACCCGAAGGTCCACGGCGCTTGGGCCAAGTGGTCTAGGCAGGGCTGCAACTCAGCCTCATCAAAAAAGGCGTCTTCAACAATCAGCACGGGTTCTCCTTTGTTTGGTGTTGGTGGTTCCGTTCATTTTTGAGCGCGGGCTCCGACGGAACAGCGGAGGTAGAACAATATTC